GAAATCGCCATTAGACGAGACTGACCTTCCCCTGCTTTTACAAAAATTTTAACAGCTACAAGACCGTTTAATGATTTTTTACCGCCGTGAATATAGTTTTCACTATTAGACGGTAACACGCTAAGCCTACAAAATTCATCTTGTGTACTAATTGTACCCTGATAGTTATCAGGATAAATTGTAATATTATTAGACGTCCAACTTGCAGAAGCAAATACGGACTCAATATCCTCTAAAACTTTATCATACATATCAAGCCTCCTTTACAAGAATAGCTTCGATAGTAAAGCCATTGTCATTATAATCAACAATGTTATAACTTTTTGAATCAATTGTTATTGTATCGTACACAGAAATGTTAATTCCAGATTTCATAATAGCAGTTACAGTAAAACCCTCACCAGAAGGTTTTTGTGTAGACTGAAGTATAACTTCAACAGTAAGTGTACTAGACGTACTTACTGTGCTACGTGTAGCAAAATCATAAGTAGAAACACTTTTATTTGAAAGCGTTCCTGTTAAAACAAGGTCTCCTGCAGCTTTAAATGCCGTATTAACAGCAGCACTTACTTTTGCAGAAAGAGACATTAGTTAGCCCTCCACCATGAGTTATTATAACTCCTGCTAATAAGAGGTTTAATCATCTTAATAGCCAAGGAGGGTGTTAAAGAAACACGAGTAGTCTCATTGTTAGAATCAGTTAAACTAATACTACCAATAGAAATACTTTCGTAATTCTTTACTGTTTGAAGCATTAAGTCTTCATTTTCAATTAGATGAAGAGCTTGCTCATAAACAGCTGTCTTTACTCTTTCTGGAACCTCATCATTTGCAAATTCTATTTCTTGACCCAATCGAGTATCATAGTAAAGTGCGTTTTTACGAGGCCATGCTAGAGCTTGTGAAGGACTAACAGCTGAACCAATCCAAGGACGTTCATCAATAATTGTTGTAGCAGTGACTAAGGCTTTTTCTTTAAGATCATCATCAGCAGCATCCCAAGATGCACTGTCAATACGAGTCTCAAAATAAGAGTCAGCGCTTAGTATGGTTACATAACTATTAGTATTTAGAACTAATGCCATTAGTCCCTCCTAAATTATTATGAGTGGTAGACAGGCAAAATGCCCAAGTTCAATGCATCCATTTTGCGATCCCAAGAACCAGCAGAAGCATAGTTTGCATTGGTTGCGAAAGCATTAGTTGCGCCAGCCCAGTCATAACCCATTGGGTGCATGATGAAACCATAACGGTACCAAATGTTTGTAGAACCACCACCAGTGAAAGAAGCCGCATCACGGTCTACTTCAACAGGAGTTGGAGCTGCAACAGGAGCAAAAGTAATTGCGCCAGGCTTAACAATGAAAGAACACTTAGTTGATTGTGCGTTCAAGTCACCAGTTGCTGGTGTAATTGATTGGTTTGCACGAGTCATTACCAAACGGAATTTACCACCAAAGATGCTGTCGAATTCCATGTTACCATCTTGTACACGAGTTTGGTCTACAAGGTTAGCAGCACGCATTTCAGCCATGATCTCTGGAGAAGTTACCAAATACATGAAGTCTGGTTCATAGTCTTTGTAGCCCATGCCAACAGCACGGAACAAACGCTCACCACGAGCAGCACCAATAGCTGAAGAATCGAACAGTTTACGTGCGTCAGAAGTACCTGTAGCAGCTGCACCGAAAGCGCCTTCTGCGTTTACGTCTACAAACATACCTGTGTTAGCTGCGTCAGCATCGGTATCAAAGTCTACTAGACCACCGTTACCTGTACCGCCAGCGTCACCTTTGGCAACTTCGTAAGCTGCAACACCTTTCAAGATGTTCATCAAAGCTGTACCTTCGTCATCACCACGTACTTGAGCAAAATCACGAGCAATCTTTGCCAAACCGTCTTGCTTTGAAACGACTTCTTGCAAGTTAACTTGCTGTGCGCCGAATGTACGCATGGTTTTGACGTAGTTTGCAATATCAGTTGTGATATCTGTGTAAGTACCGTCTGTTGCAGAAGACAATGAAGGAACATTGATGTTTGCAGACAGTGGTTTGTACCAACGGAACTGACCGATGAACGATTCACCATCAGCAGTAATATCATCACGTTGGCCTACGATACCTGTTGAGTTAAGCTTTTTCTCAGTTGTGTATGCTTCGTCTGAGTAAGCAGAGATAGCCAGTGCTACTGACTGAAAGTCTGTGTTTGTAATAGCCATTGTTTATTTCCTTATATAACTATTTTATATATTAATATGTGAAATCACCTAGCTGGCCTTTAGCAGCCAAAGCTAGAACTTCTGCTTGAGTCATTTGTGACAAAGATTTCTTCTCTGACATGTTAGAGGGAGCAGAAGGGGTTGATGTACCAGCGCCAGTATTTGCTTTGACACGGAACAAAAATGAATTGTCTTCATTCTTTGAGTAAGACGCAATAAAGTCTTGAATGTTTGTACCTGATTTATGTACCCAAACGCCATCTTCATTTTGAACAAGTTGCTCAACAATATCACGATAGGCCATTTGGCGGCTGCGCTCATTACGAAACTCTAAAGCGCCTAGCTGAGAATTAACTACATTATCTCGATTGAGTTTTGTATTTTCTTCTTCATAGACTGCTAGTTTTGCTTGCGCTTCGGCAAGTTTCATTTCTAGAGCTTCTTGCATTTTGCCTTCTTCTTCTAGTCGCTTAATTTGGGCTTCTTTTTGTTGCTTCTCTACTTCAGCGGCTTTCTTAAGGGCTTCATCACGCTCTTTAGCCATGCGGTCCATGTTTGCCTTCATTTTAGCAAGGCGTTCATTAACCACTTGTTCAACTGGATCAATTTCTTGTTCAGTTTCTGAGGTTGCCTCTTGAACGTTTTCCTGTTCTGTAGACTCATTTGTTTCTACATTTTCAGTTACTACTTCATCGTTTACTGTATTTTCTTCACTCATAATTTTTCCTTTCAAGCACAGCTTGAGTTAATATGTTAGATGACTCACAGAGTCTTTAATTTGTTTTAGTTGGGTCATAGGCTATTACAAATAACTATGGACCAATTCCATACCAGTCTTCACCGTCTTTAAGTGGAGCTAGTATGTCTTTTCTAGTAATCTTATCAACAGGGTCAATAAGACCTAGTTCTTTGGCTTTTCTTAAAAGCTCATTATAAGATTTTCGTGAAAGACCTTGTCTCCGCATTTCTGCTAAAGTCTTTCTAATAGTATCACCTTCAAGAGCATCTGCATAGATGGTTCTTAAAGCGTCTTTCGCACGTCTTGCTTCACCAATATTGGTAAAGAAAGCATCGTGGATCGTAGCAGTTTCAACGCCGTTTTTACGCCCCCACAAGTGGAAACGCCGTACGATTACAGCGTCATTGCTGTGATTTCCATTAACACCTAAACCAATTCTTGCGTCATTAAGCGAGCCTTTACCTAAAAGCTTACCGTCTTCTGCGCTGGATTCATAGATGTTAGCAATTCGTCTACCTGTTACAGGATCCCGAAACTCAATCCGTTCCTGTATCTTTGGACGATATCTTTGTGTCATAATTTTACCGTCAAAAGTAACCCACGGTATATCAACCTTTTGGGTTTCATTAACGAAAACTCTTGCCACGTCTTTCCAATAATTAATAAAATTATCTGTTACTGGCGCACGTTGTGCAAGGTTCTTAGACATAATTCTAGAGACTTCCGAAAACTCTTTAGGACCAATAATCCCACGTCTTGCGTTAGTCAATTTACTTACAAAATCACCCACATCAGGGTGAATGTCTTGAGCCTGTTTAAGAAGTGTTCTACCAACAGGTTCATTTTTGTTTATTAGTTCTACAAGTTCTTTTCTAAAAGCAGCAAGTTCTTCTGAAACAGTTGTTGCACCAATTCGATCAGCAACTTTAATTTTACCATCAATAATTCTTAGCTTTTCACTAAGATTATCTTTAGTAACAGTTACATAGCCGAGCTCATCTAAAACTTTAGAAAACTTATTAGCAACGTTAGCTGTTTTAGTGGCTGCACCCGCACCATAGAAAGAAACCATGTTTTGAGATTTAGCTGCTTTAGCCAAGTCTTCCCACGTAAGGTTTGCATCTCTCAACGCTGGTATCTTAAGAAACTCAGGATCATTAACAGTATCCATAGCAACCAAGTCATACAAGCGGTTCTTTTGGGTTGTTGCAAGAACATTGGAGGCTTGTGATACTGCACGATCACCTGTAGAAAGCCCGATGATTTGAGCACCAGAAGAACTAGCATCGTTTTCAATCATAAGCTTTGTTTTATAAGTTGTTAAAGGTTGACCAGACTTTAAGTGCCTTTCAATACGAGCGTACTCTAAAGCCATACGCCCCATTTTAGGAACTTCTGGACCTTCTAATCCCCTAATTAAAGGGTGTTCAAGAAACTGTCTTAGACGCCTATCTCGCTGTGTAGTAGACATCATAATTTCACCTAGCTCAATAAGCTTTTCACGGTTACGATTAAAGATTGCTCTACGACCATTTTGAGTTAAAGCTTCTGTACCTGGACCAATTAAAGCGCCAAGTTGAATTTTTAATTCGTCTAAAGCTTCCTCCGTCATGTTTATAGCTTTACCAGAGTTAAGAAAAGGTCTAACAAGCTCACCACCTGTTGGAGTTAAGTAACCCCTATGATAAACACGTCCACGAGAGTCAACAAAGGCTTGAGTAGTAAAGTTTCTACCTCTTTGAGCGTGATACTTAGCTGTAGCCATTAGTCCATAACCTTGTTCACCACGATTAAGAATTTCATGTCTAAACTCGTTAATGCTGTCATAAAACTTAGAGTTACCTCTTGGATCTCTAAAGCGAACAATATCATCCATAAATGAGAAGAACTCGTTATCAACGCCATACTCAACATCCATTACATGATTAAGCATTTGAGCCATTTCTCTGTCAATTTGCTTTTCATCATAGTCGGGGAACTTATCACGAGAAATTAAAGGAAGTCCTGTGTCATTGCCTCTAGCATCAACATAAGTTTTCTTCCCTGCTTTAACATAAAGTTTATCTCTTGCAGAAGTTACACCTAAACGTCTAGAAATAGTAACTTTACGTTCTGCTTCTTGAAGCCTAAGTAGATTTTTATCTATTACAGTAACTTCTCTAGAAATAGTATCAGCCCA